GGAGATTTAGAGGTCGATTAGTTTAAGTTAAGCATATGTTTAACACAATCGAATAAATCATCTATTGTGCCATCATTGTGAATCTCATGATCAAAATCTAACCCAACACTGCTATATTCACTAGGGTGTATTCCCAATTTACCAAGTCTGTCTTTACTCAGTGACCAACCTATATGTCTTGGACCTTTATTGACTGAGATTGCATCCTCATACCAATCGGGTTTAGGACCACGATGTACTCTAATTGTTATGCCACCTAACTTTTTAATAGCATTTAATTCATTAGGAAATCTTGTATCTGTGATGACAATATCATCTTTGCTTTGACGTATCTTATTTTCAAGGCTAGCGATCCAAATATCATTATGAAAGCTTTGGCGCCCCACTTCTGTTCCCCATTGTTGTAGTACCCAGCGTGGGCTAAGTTTTTCCATACCGAGTCGCTCACTCCACCAGGGATCTATCTGTTCACGCCATTCACGACTGTATTTTGTTGTGCCCTCAAGTAGTTCACGATCCCATCCAAAAATGTGCGATACGGCGTCTTTTAGACTGCCGGCCCAACTTTCTTTTTTAAATCCATGTTCTGTAATAAGATAATCAGCAATAGTATCTTTGCCTGATCCAATGAATCCAGTTACGCTAACTAACATTTTATCTCCTTGTAACATATTATATTACAATAAAGAAATATTTCATAAGTTAAAGGTTAACCTTGTACCCAAGTTAGTGGTTGACTGTAATCAACATATCTACGTAAATCTTCAATAAGTTGATCTTGTGCTGCCTTAGCCTCTGCTTTTAGTGCTGTACCATTCAATGTTGTGCCTCCTGCTGGTCCTGCAATGCTAGCAAATTTTTCACGTGCTTCACCTAATATACTCTTTAGCTGCGCAAGTGTCCAATCACCGATCCAAACTCCTGCTCCTGGATCTTGTAATAATTCTATTTCAGGTCTTTGAATATCAGCCCAAATCAATACTTTTTCTCCTGACCCTTTCGGATCACGAACTATACGTAATTCTTTGGTTACTGGATTAAAAGTAAAGATGACATACCCGCCGAACATACGTGCTGCCAATTCAATATATCCTGCATAAAAATCGTAGGTTGCTAAACCACCGGCATAATTGTAATTCAGTAGATATGTATTAAGAATTGCGCTACTAAATGGGTCAAAACTACTTGCTGCTGGCCCTGTTTCTAGGCCTACAGTCCTACGAAACAACTGTCTTACATTAATAAACTCGTCCGGTAAAGTGTAAACGTTTGTATTTTTATGTATTTCGAATAGAGTATAGGACTCTATAGTAGAGTTCTGCGCACGTTGGCGATAAACCTTAATTGCGTATTGATATGCTGCTTCGTAATGTTCAGGGTCTAGTTCTACATCTACTATTCCGTCACCTAAACGATAACGTAAGTTTTTAAATAATTCGTCTTTTAATTGCTGTAAACTTTGTGATGTTGGCATAAAAAATTCCCCAGATATTATATTTATCTGGAGAACTTATGATATTACAGATCACCCTCTTTACGATTTTCGCTATAATAAGGGTCAAAATTTCCCCCTGGATATCGGCTTTCTAGTTTCTTGACGTTCTCTGCAATAACGTCATTTGGGTCTAGATTCAATGCACGACAAGCATTAATCCAATACCACATAATGTCACCTAGTTCACGTTTCATATGAAACACATTTTCTTCAGTAAGTGCTTTACCCTGAAAGATAATCTTTTTAGGTATTTCAATAAACTCCCCCGACTCTGCTGCCAACCCCATACATGCTGTAATCAATAGTGGGAGATTAACGTCAGGACCATGTTTCATTTGTCCATCATTTAAATCTACTTCGTAGTTTGCATCTAGTCTATCAAGTATTGACATAAAAGTAGTTAAGTCATTACTAGGTTGGCTAGTAACTTTTTCTACAAAATGTTGATACTTGTTTAAGTCAATATTCATTCGTCATCTTCTCCAAAAAGGTATATTGCCATTTTACGTTCTGTTGTTTCGGGATCCTTCATAGCACAATTAAAACAAATTTCTTCATCTTTGGGACCATATGGTCTACACTCTGCAATGACCCCACACATTTGACATGCTTGTGGTGTTTCTTCTGCTATAAATCCCCGTCCACTCATACTTTTACCTCAATTTCTATAGTATAAATCAGCTCTACGATTTTGCCTCCAAGCTTCTTCAGTAGAGCCTAGTGCTTTAGGTTTTTCTGAGCCATATGAGTATGCTTCTATCTGACTATCTTTTGCACCATTTCTTATAAGTTCATTTCTAACAGCATTTGATCGTTTTTGTCCCAATGACAAATTATATTCTGTTCCCCCGCGTTCATCAGTATGACCTTCTACGAATACAGATTCATTAGGATTACTAGCCAGAAACTCACCATGCTTTTTAAGTAAAGATTTGTATTTGTCTTGTACTGTGTATTCATCTAAATCAAAATACACAGAGTAATTTTCAAATAGTTTGTTAGGATCTTTTCTATCAGAAACAATTTTAACTGTTTCTATTTTTGGATCATCTACTTTATTGACCCTTATATTAGGATTTTGATTAAGATCAGTACTTTTATTTTTAATATCCCTGTTTTCAATAGAGGCAGATTCCTTTGAATTCTTATCCGTAAATATACTTGTTGAACAACCACTTAACAACATTAATACTAAAATATATCTCATTCTTCAACTCCGAAATGTTTGTTGATCAACTCCACTGCCTTACCACGACTAATCATATCACGCAACATAGGACTTAGTGCTACACCACATTCCCGAACAGTTTCGATTATGCCATCAGACTTGCCTGCAATATAGCCTGCGCTGAAGTGTTTGGCTTCAAACTCTTTCTCCAGCAACTCGGCGAATTTTTTTGTGTCAAAGTGCAGATGCCCGTCAATCAATGCACCGTCAACTCTGTGAGTCCAGCATTGCTTTTCTAATTCTTTAATTCGTTCGTTCATTAGAAACACCTCAGTATGATCATGTTTTCATTAAAGCGACCATTTGGAGTAGTCGCAGTTGCCTTGATACCCTCAAAGTATTTACGTGCTGCAGGCTTGCTACCCATTACCTCTTTAAGTTGCTCACCAGGTTTACGCAGTGTTTTAATTTCACTCTTGCCTGTGTCAAAGCCGATAATAGTATTACCCTTAACAGTAAATGACTGACTATACTGATCGGCAATGTAGTGGTGTAGTTTGCGTTTTGCAGTATCATACACCCATGCTTCACTTGCACCGTGAATCTTAGTTGGATGTACACTGACCAGATCAATCTTAGCCGCAGGGTCTTTAAACTCTTTTAGATACTTGAGTTTACTTACAATCTTTTCTACTGGTACTGGCTTACGCTTGCGAGGTGTTTTGCTTGCCTTTTTGATGCTGATATAACTATTGAGGTCACTGATAACTTGTTCAATAGCTTTGATCATGTTTTTAACTTGCACCTTGCCGAACTGACTATAGCCTTCAACAAGTTGTGGGTCTTTGCCTTCTTGCACTTCGTACCATTCGTTAAGTTCTTTCTTCCAAACGTCAAGAATGATAGGGATATGTTGTGGAAGAATGTTATACTTTGCAAGTATATCGATGGGCTTGCCAGGCAAACTACCCTTTAGTCCTGCTTGAATAAAATCATCAAACAATCCTATAATCTCGCCTGTTGCTTCACGTGCTTTTTCTTTCATAATTTCTTGCACATTGGGACGATTGACAGGTTCTTTTTCTTTTTCTTCTTCAAGATCCTGTGGCGTCAATGCAGACTTAAAAACTGTTTCAGGCATATGAACACAATTCATGAGGCGTGTCAATTCATTTTGTAGTGACATTTCTTCATGCTCAGTCAATTGTAGTCCACGCAATGTCATACGTGCAAGCCACCCATATGTAGTGAGAATTTCGCTTTCTGGTGCTTTTGCTAAAACTTTAGCATCGGCTTTACGATCATTAAGTTCCAAATACTGAATCATCAGGTCTTTGGCATCTTTACGTACATAGAATCTGGTGTACCAACTAAATGCTCTAGCAAGTGCGCTGTTGCGAAATTCACTATCTGGCTGCACTGCAAAAAACGGCTCTTCGCCCACATATTTTGTGTCACCGTCTTTTGGATTCAATGCTTTGATAAGTGCGGCGTCTGAGTTTTTTGACTTACGGGACATGCTTTGCTCCTATTATTCACGAAATGCTATTATAGCATAACCCGTATTTAATTGCAACCTTTTGGAACTTGTCATTTAGACAACGGTTTCTTGACTAAATACTATATTATCGGAATGACAAATGCCTAGATTATCACTTTACCGTCCAGAAAAAACCCAAGATTATAAGTTTTTGGACAGAACCATTAACGAAATGTTCACAGTGGGTGGAACAGATTTGTATATACACAAGTATTTAGGGCCTGCAGATCAAGGTCCTAGCAAAGATTTCACACAACCGCAGTACAATAATCTAGACCCAACAAATATACAAGATTTACTATTCTTAGAGAACCGTGACCGTAAGTATGCACCTGATATCTATAGAATTCGCGGTCATTACAATGTACAAAATCTAGACTTTGACCTCAGTCAGTTTGGATTGTTCTTAAACAATGATATTATTTTCATTACTGTACATTACAACACAATGATAGAGTTATTAGGAAGAAAGCTTATGGTAGGAGACGTTTTGGAACTACCACATTTAACTGATTATCATCCACTTAATGAAACTATACCTATTGGTTTACGTAGATATTATCAAATTACAGATGCCAACTATGCAAGCGAAGGATTTAGTCAAACTTGGTATCCACACTTATGGAGAATTAAGTGTGAACCATTAGTAGATAGCCAAGAATTTAGTGATATATTGGAACAACCAATCAACAAAGAAAATTACTTAGGAGATTGGGATAAAACAAAAACTTATGTCCCAGGATACGTTGTAACTTACGGAGACAGTAATTGGACTCCAGTTAAAGAAGTTCCTGCAGGAATACCTTGTCAGGGAGTAGCCTGGTCACAAACAAAAGAATATCCTATAGGTACGACTGTCACTAAGGACGGCAAAACCTATGTAACAACTCAATTAACTCCTGCAGGCACACCAGTGACAAACACAAATTACTACGAATTATACTGGGAACGTGATGTTGCTGACAATCTCAAAGATATTATTAGCCGCTACAATAAAAATATACAAATTAATGACGCAGCAATTGCCGAAGCGAAACGCATTGTTCCTAAAACTGGTTACGACAGATCACAATTATACATATTACCTACTGAAGCAGATCAACCTGCGCCACCTGTTAGTTTAATTATAAGAAATGGAGATCCAGAATTAGCCCTAGGCTCTTTAGAGATAGTTCAGCCTGTTGGTTTTAGTCCTAGTCCTATAATTCGTATCAGTGCTGCTGCATTAGCATCTATACAAGAACAAGTAGGTGACAATGATGCGATTAGAGCATTTATACAAATGAGTTTAGAATTAGCAGAAATTGCTCCCGAGTTAACTGACACAGGTTCAGGAGCAGTAGAGCCTGATATTGTTTTAGCAGTTAAAGCATTTGGTCCTGTAACGGTGCCATTTGGAACTTCAGATAACACATATGCCTTTGCAGACGCAGATCCTGAACAGCCTGGCTTTGATACAACACAATTAACACCTGATATGGATTTCCGTGCAGACTGTGATCCAAGATTTAGATTTATTGTTAGAAGTAGTCCAACAGGATTTGGCTATTTAGATGGATATCTTGTGGGTACAGGTGAGGCTCCCAACGGAGAACCAGTAACCTCAGCTATAGAGTTTCCACCTAATCCAACAGTAGGACAATATGTTTTACGAATTGATTATCTTCCACAACAGTTATTCCGTTATGACGGAGCTATTTGGGTTCGTATAAGCGAAAATGTAAGAACCGGAGTTGCGTTTGAAGCAGATGATGAATCATTACTGTCATCATTTATTAACAATAGTAATGTTACTGCAACAACGAGTGGCACTATACCTCAACAGCAGCCACTCTCATCAATACTTACTATTACACCAGATTAAGGATTTAAATGGCACAATATTTTTATGACAATCAGATAAGACGTTTTCTAATTCAGTTTGCTAGAATTTTTAGTAACTGGTATGTTACTAAAGGCAAAGACCCTGCTGGCAATGACATTTTGATACGTGTACCAATTCAATATGGAGATCAAAGCAGACAAGTATCCACTGTAATTGCAAATAACAGTCCTAGTAGTTTACCAAGTGCACCTATGATCACTTACTACATATCTGGTTTAGAATATGACCAAACTAGAACACAAAGTCCTTATTTTGTTGATAAAACAAGTGTACGTAGACGAACTTTTAATGAGGATACCCAATCATTTGAAACAACTCAAGGAGATGCATTTACAGTTGAACGTTTAATGCCAGTACCATATACATTACGTATAACTGTTGATTTTTGGACAACAAATTATAACCAAAAACTAGAATTACTTGAACAATTAGGAGTTTTATTCAATCCATCAATGGAAATACAAAGCACTGACAATTTTATTGATTGGACAAGTTTGAGTGTTGTATATCAAGATAGGTTGACATTTAGTAGTAGAACATTGCCAGTTGGTTCTGGAAATCCTATAGATATAATGACATGGACATTTTACATGCCTATTTGGATTAGCTCAAGTGCTAAAATTAAGAAACTCGGAGTTATTTACAAAATTATTGCAAGTATATTCCAAGGCAATGCACTTACAGATATGCAAGATGATGATTTATTACTTGGTACCAGACAAAAAATTACGCCGTATGGCTATAAATTATTACTTCTAGGCAATTCTTTACAAATATTGCCCGATGGTACACCGTTTTATCCAAACAACGAAAGCATGGATTTACCTACTAATCCGAATACAAATATATATTGGAAAGCATTTCTTAATGTGTATGGCACTGTTCGCCCTGGTATAAGTCAAATATGGCTTGAAAATCCTTACATGGATACAGAAATTGTTGGTACAATAGCATTTAATCCAACTGATGATAGATTATTAATCTATAACATAGACAGAGATACATTACCACAAAATACATTGCCTGCAGTCGATAGTGTCATAAACCCATCTATAAAATCACCTGGTAATGGTTTACCAAATGCAGCAAGTGGTCAAAGATACCTAATAGTTGAAAATATCGGTAGTAATATACCATCAAGTGCGACTGAAGGTTGGGG